TGAATCAAGGTCACTCGCACAAGCAGTTGGTTCTGCTTTCAGTAGACCTGCACTTCCAGAGAATTCATCACTATCAGGTGGTGCTGCTGGAAGAGCTAACCCAACAGTCGCACAAAAGTCCGATGCATGGACAAACCATTTTGGCGATGCAGAGTTAATAGACATATCATTCCTCATCGTAGGTTCTACATCTACAGATGCTGGGGGTGGTTCTGAGTCTGCTCAAGATACACTTGCAGACCATAACAGTCTAGTAAACAATGCGATTCAACTTGCAGAACTAAGAAAAGATTGCTTAGTTGTCGCTTCACCAAGAAGAACATCAGTAGTTGGTGTTGCAAGTGAATCAACACAGGCATCAAATGTTAAGGCAGATTTCGCTAATGTGACATCTAGTTCTTACGCAGTGTTAGACAGTGGTTGGGTATATCAATACGAGAGATACAACGACAAATACTGTTGGATTCCAGGTAATGGACACACCGCAGGTATCATGGCAAGAAGTTATTTACTTCAAGATGCATGGTTCTCACCTGCTGGGTTCTCTAGAGGACAATATTTGGGTATTACTAAACTTGCATTTAATCCAAAACAGGCATCACGAGATGACTTGTATCGTGCAAGAATTAACCCAATCGTCACATTCCCAGGTCAAGGAACAGTATTATTTGGAGACAAGACTGCATTGAGTTCACCATCAGCATTTGATAGAATCAATGTAAGAAGACTCTTCATCACATTAGAGAAAGCAGTATCAACTGCCGCTAAAGCTCAATTGTTTGAATTCAACGATTCATTCACAAGGGCACAATTTAGGGCTGCTGTTGAACCTTTCCTAAGAGATGTTAAAAACAGAAGAGGTTTAGTAGACTTCTCAGTAGTTTGTGACGAAACAAACAACACTGATTCAGTGATAGATAGAAACGAATTCGTATGTTCTATCTTCGTGAAACCTGCTAAATCAATCAACTTTATAACACTGAACTTTGTCGCAACTAGAAGTGGCGTTGAGTTCGAAGAAATCTACGGAGCAGTTTAAGGAGTAATAAATGGCAAGTATAGACCAATTTAAAGCACAACTCTTAGGTGGTGGGCCAAGGGCTAACCGTTTTAGAGTTTTTATACCTCGTTCAGGTGATAAGATTGAATTTTTATGTCAATCAGCACAAATCCCTGCTGCTCAGGTAGGTGTAGTTGAACAACAGTTCAGAGGACATGTTCTGAAACTCGCAGGAGACAGAACCTTTGAACCTTGGACAGTGACTATTATTAATGATGTTGAGTTCAGTTCTAGAACAGCTCTAGAAGCATGGCAAACAGATATCCAAGAACTAGATAGTGGAGAGGGTATCACATCATTAGACTACTTAGTAGACAGAGCATTTGTCGAACAATTAAATAAAGACGACTCAGTTCTTGCGAGATACGAATTCTTCAACATGTTTCCAACCTCTATAGGTGCTATTGACTTATCTTACGAAACAGTCGATGCATTGGAGACATTTGATGTTGAATTCCAGTATTCTCATTGGGAAAGAGTCCTTTAATTTAGTGAATAACACCCCATTTAGGGTGTTATAAATATTATTATGGAAATTTTTGGGTTTGAAATATCTCGTAAAAAAGATGAATTACGAGTAAAGGATGTGCAGAAGAAGTCGCAGACTTCTTTTGTAGCACCTGTTGAGGATGATGGAACTCCCATTATTCAACAATCACCAGGTGGCTTTATATCAGGTGGGGCATATGGGTCCTATGTTGATATGGAAGGCGGTATCAAGAATGAGGTCGCACTTATTCAAAGATACCGTGAAACATCTCTTGTGCCAGAATGTGATATTGCTATCGATGACATAGTAAATGAATGTATAGTTTCAGATACCCAAGATAGAATTGTATCACTTGATTTAAGAGATGTAAATCTATCGGACAGCATCAAAGATAAGATGCATAATGAGTTCCGAACAATTCTATCTTTGATGAAGTTTCATCAAAACTCACACGAACTATTCAGAAAATGGTATGTCGATGGCAGAATCTACTTTCATAAAGTAGTAGATTCTAAAAGACCACAAGCAGGCATACAAGACCTTAGAAACATTGACCCGATGAAAATCAAGAAGGTCAGAAATGTTGAAAAAGAAAAAGACCCTAAAACAAAAATTGACATAATAAAGAAAGTCGAAGAATTTTATGTATTCTCCGACAAAGGTTTCACTAGAGGTAGTGCTAATGAAGGCACTACTGTAAAGATTGCACCAGAGGCAATTAGTTATACAACCTCTGGTATGCTAGACTACACAAAGAATGTTGTAGTTGGGTATTTGCATAAGGCATTGAAGACTGCTAATCAGTTATCAATGATGGAAGATGCACTTGTTATTTACAGAATATCAAGGGCACCAGAAAGAAGAATCTTCTACATTGATGTTGGTAACTTACCAAAAGCAAAGGCAGAACAATACCTTGCAGATACCATGAACAAGTATAGAAATAAACTTGTTTATAATGCAGACACAGGCGAAATCAAAGATGATAGACGCCATATGTCTATGCTAGAAGACTTCTGGTTACCACGAAGAGAAGGTGGTCGAGGAACAGAGATTACAACTCTTCCAGGTGGTCAGAATCTTGCAGAGATAGAAGATATAGAATACTTCAAGAAGAAGTTATATCGTTCTCTCAATGTGCCTAGTTCAAGATTAGAAGCCGATAACGGTTTCAATATGGGTAGGGCATCTGAGATATCAAGAGATGAACTTAAATTTAATAAGTTCACGAAGAGATTGCAAACTAAGTTTGCTAGAATGTTCACTGATATTCTTAGAACACAAATGGTATTGAAAAACATTGTGTCAGGTGAAGAGTTCGATAGTTTTAAAGATTTTATATATTATGATTTTGCAACAGACAATCACTTCCAAGAATTAAAAGAGGGAGAGATTTTGAGAGAAAGATTAGATATTCTCTCACAGGCAGAATCTTATGTTGGTAAATATTTTTCTGATGCGTATATTCAGAAACATATACTTCGTTTCTCAGAAGATGATATTGAACGAATAAAAGGTGAGATAGATTCTGAGGGACATGAAAGTGAAGAAGAGGAGTTCTAATGTCAGAAATTAGTAAACAAATAGTAGACCAGATAGAATCTGGAAAGTTAAACGATGCGAAAGATAGTATCTTTCAAGGTATCAAACAAAAGGCTGCTGATGCTGTCGACATGAAAAGAGTCGAGATGTCAGTAGATTGGGCAAATGGCGAAAACTTGGAAACAGATATCAGCGACACTGAATGAGGCGAAGTTTAAACTTCCTCGTGACCAGAAAGAAGTTAAAAAAGAAACTCAGAAGGTCGCCGGTAAAACACTAGACATTAGGTTTGGTGAAGACAAGAGAGGAAAGATTCATGTCTATATTGATGGTGTTTCAATGGGAGACCCATATATGAACATGAAAGCCGCAGACAAAGAGATGAAGAATATAAAGAATGTAATCAGACAAATGGGTGAAGAAAACATCTCCAAAGAAGAAATATTAGGAGTAATAAATGAAATTAATATCTGAATTTAACGATTACGCAGTCGAACCTATTATCGTGGAAGAAAACGAAAAGGGTGAGAAAGAATACTTCATCGAAGGTGTATTCATGCAGGCCGATATCAAAAACAGAAACGGCAGAATATATCCCAAACAAGTTATGAAAAACGAAGTCGAAAGATATAAAAAAGACTTCATCGAAAAACAAAGAGCATTTGGAGAACTAGGACATCCAGATGGCCCAACAATCAATTTAGACAAAGTATCTCACATGATTACTAAGTTAGAAGAAGATGGTTCTAACTTCATGGGGAGAGCAAAGATTTTAACAACACCAAACGGACAGATAGTGAGAAACTTGATTAACGATGGTGCAAAACTTGGAGTATCATCTCGTGGTTTAGGTTCATTAGAACAACGAGGTGGCGCACAAGTAGTTAAGGACGATTTTCAGTTGGCAACTGCCGCTGATATCGTTGCAGACCCCTCCGCTCCAGAGGCATTCGTAGAAGGCATTATGGAAGGAGTAGAGTGGTATTATGATTCTGGTATTCTGAAAATGAAAGATGCAGAGCAGATGCGTGATGAAATGCGTAGTGCTAAATCATCTAAGTTAGAAGAAACCAAATTAAATTTATGGAAAAAGTTCGTAGAGAACCTATAATATATAAATAAAAGAGTTAAGCTAAAACTCAAACAGGAGAAACAAATGGCAGATTTAGAAAAAAACCTAGAACAGGCGATTGAAGAGGCATTACAGCCTGATTCAAAAGCTGAAAAAGGTGACTCAAAACCTGTTAAGCAAGGTTCATCAGATGCCGCTAAAATTGAAAGTGGTAAAGGTGAAGTCGTCAAACCAGAAGAAAATCCTGTTGACAAAGCAGTTGCTTCAGTCAAAAGTGCAGAGAAAGGAACCAAAGAAGTTAGTGGTGACCCACAACAGAAAGGGGAAGCTGCTCCTGAGAAGCAACCTAAGTTGAAAAAAGTTTCAGAAGATGATGTTAAAGAAGAACAGAAACCTTCTAAAATGGATGTAATCAAGGCTGCAGTCAACAAAATGAAGGATATGAGTAAAGACGAATTACAGGCAATGTATAACAGCATGTCTAAGAAAGATGATGTCGAAGACTCAGAAAAGGTTGACGAATCCTTGACTAAAGCAGAAATCGCAAGAAACATCGTTGAAATGCTGAAAGGCATGGACGAAGAAAGTGTCCAAGACTTTACAAATTCTTTAAACGAAGAAGATGATAAAGAAGAAGACGAAGACGAAGACGAAAAAGAAGTCAAAGAAGAAGACGAGAAAGACGAAGACGAAGACGAAGATGACGAAGAAGAAGTCAAAGAGTCTAAAGTTGAGTCAGACTTGATTGAGATGGAAATAGAAGACGACCTAGAAGCTATCTCAGAAGCGCTTGAATTATCAGAAGAAAATGCTGATAAGGCAAGAACAATCTTCAAGGCAGCTGTTTCATCTAAAGTTTCAGAAATCAAAGAACAACTCGATAACGAGTATTCAAACAATTTAAAAACCTCAGTAGAAAAAGTCAAAGGCGACCTCGCAGAAGCCGTTGATAAGTATCTATCATATTGTGCAGAAGAGTGGACGAAAGAAAACGAACTTGCAATCGAAAGAGGTTTGAGGTCAGAAATGACAGACAACTTCATCGAAGGATTAAAAACATTGTTCGTAGAACATTATGTTGAAGTTCCAGAAGATAAGTATGATGTTATTGATGAACTCGCAAATCGTCTTGATGAGATGGAAGAAAAACTTGACGGCGAAGTCCATAAGAATATGGAAATTGTTGAAGAGAATGAATCCCTCAAAAGACAAAATGTTGTGAGAGAGGCATGTGTAGACTTGTCTGAATCACAAAAAGAGAAAATGATTTCATTATCAGAAGGTGTTGATTATAAAGATTCAGAAGATTTCGCTGAGAAAGTTTCTGAACTTAAAGAAGCATACTTCCCAAGTGATGAAGTCATCGCAGAAGAAACTGTAGTAGAAGAAGGAACTGGTGAATTCTCAACTGAGAGTGAGTCAGTAATTGACCCTACAATGAATCAGTATTCTAATGCAATTAGTAAACTTAAACCATTAGGTTAATATTTAAAGGAAAATAACGACATGTGTTTATCAGAAAACTTACAAGAAAAGTGGTCGCCAATTCTAGAACACTCTGATTTGCCAAGCATTGAAGACAACTACAAGAAAGCGGTTACAGCAGTTATCCTTGAAAACCAAGAAAAAGCTCTTGCTGAAGACAGAGCTACTCTTGAAGAGGCTGCACCTTTAAATGCTACTGGCACTACAACTGGAATCAGTAATTGGGACCCAATCCTAATTTCTCTAGTTCGAAGAGCTATGCCAAATCTCGTTGCTTACGACATTTGCGGTGTTCAACCAATGACTGGTCCTACAGGACTTATCTTCGCTATGAAAGCAAGATATAACGACTA